CGCTTTCTTTTGTGCTGAATACTCACTAAAACTTAAATTATACTTTTTCTTACAAGCCTCATATAATGTATTCGGATGAATACCCAAAATCCCGGCAATACCAACCCCATCGCATTGCGCCTGTAAAAAGTCATCTACTTTATTCCAGTCTATATTTGCCTTTGGGCGTCCCATTGTGTTACAAATTTAACATCCATTCTTTATGAAAATCGTAAGTCTCTTTATAATTCTCAAATCTATATTGTTCGATTCGTGCATTGTCGCTCATATTGCCCGAACCCTCAAAAACAAAATAATCATCCCCTGTTTTCAAACAAAGAACCTTCGCATGATTATGAAGATAGCAACATTCAAAATTTTTATTTCTGTCGCAAAAACCTTTAAGCTTTAACGCCCATTCCTCAGGCTTTTTTGTCTGATTGAAGAAGTTTGATATTATGAACTTCCCTTTTTTTATCCTCCCGTCCTCTATAAATTTTATCAGAGCATCAACGGTAGGCTGATTTATTCTGTATATAGCAAAATATAATTCATCAATAATTTTCTCCTGAATTATGGCAAGCACAACTGCAAAGGCATTAAATTGTTTTTCGGTAACAATTAACCACTGTTCCCCCGATTTGGGTATGGTGCATAAATCGGTTAAACTCTTTGCCATCTTATACCCCAATTCAATATTTTTTAAATATCTCTTTTTTGCAACTGGTGACAAAGCCGTTTGTTCAATTATTATATTATCATTCAATGCACGAACCCAGCTCATTATCAACTACTTACTAATTGTGAATAAAAAGCACCTTATCAATCTTCAGCACCCTGTAATTATTCTCCTTGCAATACTTAACCACTTCTTCACAGTATTCCCCGTCAGCTTGAAACTTGACGGAGTTGAACCCTACCTTCTTTGCTATGTCAGCCCGTACAACAAAAGCCCCCATGTCGATAGCGTTAACTTTCGGTACGCAATGAACCACGTCGTAATCGTAATAATTGGTCAGCATATCACAATAGCACATACCTACCGATTTTGTCATTCCTGTCAGCACCTTGTCAACAAACGTTCGAACATAATAGTTATCATCGTTAGTTATGAGAATCGGGTCATCCGGGTTACATTTTATCTTTTCGAGCATCATCTTACGGTTAGGATGCCCCCATTTGCCCTTTCTGATCTTCGACTCACATAGTATTAAACGCTCATCCTGAAATTTTGTTACAGTATCAGTAATTTCCTGCGGTGTCGGGCCGTCGTGAATGATATATAAGAGCCAGTTAGGATTAGTCTGAACAATAAAAGAGGAAATAAGTAGCTTTATCTCTTTGGGCCTCTGATAGGCAACACAGATGATCTGGAGTGTTCTCATATATAACCCTCTCTTTTCAGGATTGAAGTCATTGAACACTTACGGGAATAATCTTCCCTGTTGATATAATCCTTCGCCAGCTTATTACCATTGAACCAGTGAACACAAAGGGTGTTGTCCGTCAGGAACGAAAGATTATTGTGCTGGAATAATGTCTCAAGATGGTAGGTTGAAAACGGATAAAATGTATCATACGGAATAGCCAACACACGAGGAAACCTCGGAAGTATAGTTGCTAATGACGGGTACAGCTTATTCAACATTTCAGAACCAAGTGCCTGATGATTTGATTTTATTTCTTTCGCAGAAACAAGCCGGGAATAATCAATCAGCGATTTAATGAACCCGCTATGCTTTTCGGCTATCAGATTTGACACGTTATGAAATCCATAAGTCATTTGATAAAATGAGACAATACACTCAAAGTCCTTTGGATTTCCAATGCACTTAACTTTTTCAATATCTGAAATTGGTTTTAGCCAAATAGTGTCAAAATCTGAATAAACGCCACCTTCCTGGAATAAGATTGCCCTTCTGAAGTTATCAGAACCCTGACAGGCATGAGCCTCTATCGGCACGTCGTAATCTTCAATGTCAATTATCTTAATATCTACATAATTGTAATTAGCAAGTTTATCAAGATAGTCCGGGCCGGTATAATCCGGAACGAAAGTATTCTTACCCATCTCTGAGGGTGACTGCTTCGTGAGGTAAACGGTAATTTCCCAATCAGGGTTATACTTATGAAACGAATCTATTGTCATAAGGTTTAACCAGCTCATTGGCGAACCGTCCCAATACAGATGACATTTTTTTGGTATCATAACCGGTTCCACACGTTATGGTTACAAATACAGTATTTACAAATCTCTTTGTCGTAAGTCTTATCTAAGAATAAAACATTAAAGTCATCTTCAAACGAGCAGACTATTCCTTCCTCCCCTGTAAACTCTGACAAGGCGTAAGCATTACAGCAGTAATAAACTTTTCCCTTCAGATACATGATAAGATTCTGAGGGCAGGCCCCGTCAGGGGTTAATGACACACAACAATCAGCCGGTAATACATCTTCAAGTGGTTCTGTCGGAGGCTCCCTGTGTTCATGCGTGTTGTAAATTGCGGGGGTGTCCTTATAAGATTCTAACTGCTCCCCTGTGGCTTGTGAAGTTGATACTATCCATTCTTTCAATCCAAGTGATTTAATCCTCTCCGGGTTATTGCCGTTTGTCACTAAAGTTACGGTGTCGCAGATATAACCAAACCTTCTTACTCCATATTCAAGGTTTTCCCATAACGACGGTTCACCTCCTGTTATCTCAATGACATCAAAATATAATCCCCGACGCTGGCAGTTGTTGACAATGTATTCTATTTCATCAATTGACATCTGATAGCCTTCATGCTTGCGTCGGGTGTATTTTTGCGAACACCACCGACAGTTAAGCGAGCAATCAGACGTTACCCATATCATCAAACGTGTTATCATAGGTCAGGTGTTATTTTATGAACAGCCCTCTTTTCGTTTAAAGTGCGGATGTAATTCCACAGCTTTGCATTCTTACGTATCAGTTCCGGATCTCGGTTCTTTTCTTCGTAATGGAATTGGTGAAACACATACGGGTCTTCTGTAATCTCAACTTTCAAACCCAGGTTCCGGACGTGGTGAAGAAATACATTATCCTCATAAGCTATGCCGTCTTTCAGCCGTTCATCAAAGCCGTTAACCTTTTTCAAATTAGCCGGTGTGATAGCGGAACAAAAATGATAACCCACCGCCCTATAGATAGGATGGTTATACCATGCCCCCTCACCGTCAAAAGTTGCGCCCTGAGGCCACATAGTCATCGGCGGTATCTCGCTATCCTTCGGAAGGGAATAACATCCGTAGCTAATATAGTTTTTTTCGGTGAGGTTTTTCTCGGCATGGCCTATTATATCTCCTCCGTGATAGCATTCTGCATTCTGAATTAAAACAATATCTGGTTTATATTCAAGGGCAACCTCCAAACCCATATTATAAGGGACCGATGAATTAACCCATGACTTATTTTTTACACATAAAACAATTGCAGGGAATATACCACTTTCAAGAAGCAACTCACTGGCCGGCTCTTTTATAGATCCGTCATCAACAACGACAATAACAATGTCTTTCCCCTTGTACTGATGCAGTGAATTGATAGTATTCTGAAGTTGAACCTTCCGTTCATAGTATGTAAGCACTATAGCCGTCCGCATTTCCTTAATCTTTTGATTGTCGAAGAAACTTCTGTCTGCGCTGTCTGATAATAGTACCTTTCATCTTCCGGAAGTGACATATAATCCCTGTAGTACCACGGGATATGCCGACAGGTATATGGCCTGTTAGTTCTGACTGCCGAATATCCAAACTCTTTCAAAGGGTAACGATAAAGGGCAAATGTAGTATCTGTTAAGGCATCAAAATACATCTCATCTAAGGGCTTTTGCCAATAAGGAGCCTCCGGGCCAAAGCGGATGAAATTACCCTCCTTATCATTTGGAAGGTCATTAATCTCTAATGAGAAACCGCACTTGCTAACAGGGTACTTGTCAAGTCCCTTATTTAAAACTTCGAGGAAGTCATCAGGTATGCCCGTATAATCTAAATCGGGATCAGTATATATGAACCGTTCTTTTATGCCAAGTTTCTGAAGTACCGGGTAATCCCAAAGTACTTTATGCCCGTAGTTCTTCGATAGTCTAAGAACTTGATAAGGTGTATGGTTATAATAATCAAGGAGTGGAATGTAATCGGAGGCGTTGTCAATGATTATCGGCTCAATCCCGTGCGAGGCGCACCAATCAGCCGTGTTAATCGTAAGCGTTAATCTGTTGAAATTAATAATTAGAGCCTTCATCTTCCAAACCCTCTTATCACCACATTCCCCCGAAGCCTTTCAATCTCGCACTCCTGATGCCAGGTTTCCTCATCTTCCTTCGCAAGTCCATAAGTGACTGACTTCTGCCTGACAAGATAACCGGACACTATTCTGACTGTTTCAGGGGCTGCTTTCAGATAAACACTTTCCCCTTCCCGAAATGCTACACTGATTACCTTTCTCATACCACCAAGTCATCAATTATTATCCCGTGTTCATCAAGCTTCTCCGAGAAGATTTCAAGCATCTTGTCAAGCACCGTGTAGGCATCGTACTTATATTCCTCTATCTGGTACTCCATGCCCTTTTTAGAGTTGTAAACGAAGTCCCATATGACAAGTGCCATGTCAGTTGCCTTGATAGCCCTCATATGTTCCAGCCTGTCATCAGGATCGTTTAAGTCATATTTTAAAATTGCTTTTGCCATAGTCTTTAAAAAATCGGTGTTTCCTCTGGCACGCCGAAAAACCTTAGTCTTAGAGTCGGAGCCGTACGAACTCCATAACGGGCGTATAACTTTTTTCATCTTTCGTTTTGCCCTTGAGCTCCTTGAAGG